CAAGATTGATTTTAATGTGAAGCGTGGACTTGTTAATGGTCTCTAATTCGAGGTAAGGAGAATCTGGGACTGTAACCACGAAAGGCACCATAGGCGCTTCTGGCACATAGGCGTAGACATTGCCTGCGACATTAGCAAAGGCGTTGGCTAAAGGCTGGCGTACTGTGTCGAGAATTGTAGACATTACTGCACCATTGAATCGGTGTCGATGTATGCCCCTAAGAGTCCTGATACACGATTAAAGAGACTGCGCCCTAAACGGTAAGGGCTAACATTGGTAAAGTCGATTCCCTCGATCTGTCCACCAGGAGCGATACGAGATTGGAATACTTCTACTGAGACTGCTAGGACTGCTGACTCTACGGCGCTGACTCCGACATAAGTAGCTGCGCCTGAAAGGGTTGCCTTGCCTGAAGGGATAACATTACGGCCATCGATGTCTGCGTTAGTAATTGAGACTGTGAAGAATCCGTTAAAGTCACGATAAACGCCGTCTACGAATACTCGAGAATTAGAGTTCATGACATAAGTATCAATGTCGTAATTGCTAGATTCTAAGATCGTAAAGGTTCCGTTGAATGGGGTTCCGCAGCCTGTAATGACTACGCTCTGACCCTCTGAAAAATTGTTCTCGCCTAGGACTGTGTAGTAGGCAATGTTATCCTGGAGTTCAACACGGGATATAGGTGATGCGTATGTGACCAGCATAGGCAAAATTACGGCCTCAGCGGTATCTATCACATCAGTTAGATATGCGTCACTATAAAGGGATACAGAGACGCCAAGGATTGACCTTAGCTCTGCTACGGTTACTATCGATGCCATCTCTGTATCCTCTCTATTAAACGACTGGGGGAGCCACCGGGAGCAGCAGCCCCCCCATGATTAGTTTGTGACTACGCAACCATGAAACGGTAAGCGCCTGCGCCAAGCTTTGTTGCTGTTGCGCCGTAGCCGTAGTATCCAACTTGAACCTGACCTGTTGAGATGAGGTTTGTCTGGAGTGATAGGCGTGGTGATTCGTACCAGGTGTAAGCATCTGGGTTGATAACAATAAGAGTGTTATCTCCAACGCCTGAACCATCTGTTAATGCGCGTGATACGCGAAGGTTCAGCCCTAGAAGGTTTCCGCGAACTGCTGTTGCAGTAAGTGTTCCGCCTGCGTTCTGTGGGTTGATTGTTTGCTGGAAGATTGGGCGATTTGAACCATCGACCAAGCCCATGAGTGCGCCCCATTGTTCTGGAGAAACTACGATGTTTTGAGCGAACCCAAGAGTTCCCTTGTAGATTGAAACTGCTGCATCTGAAACGAAATCAGCAACAAGAGCACCAGTTGTAAGTGCTGCGCGGTTTCCGCCGTCTGTTCCGCCGTTGACCATTGCTGTTGCAACTGCGTTATCTGTAGCCTTTGCGTATGCGTATTCCATCTGGCGTACGAGTTCAGCAAAGAACGCTGGTGAGCTGCGATCAAGTAGTTCGAGGCTAAATGTCTGCTGGCCAATGAACTTCTGGACACTTACAGAAACGAAAGCTGCGTTCTGGTCTGTCTCAGATGGTGTTCCACCTTCAGATGCAACTGCAACTGTTGGAGCAACTGTGATTTTAGGAATCTCGAAAGTCATACCTGCATCAGGTAATGCGCCGCGAGTAATTGAGTCAATGAATGGGCGATCTGCATTTGAGATGCCGTTGATAACTTCAGTTAGCTGGCGTGTAGGCACCAAACCTGCGTTATCTGTAAGATCTGCAGCGGCTGCTACATACATCTTTGATTCGTCGTTGCCGAGTGAGGCACGGACTGAGTGCTCGAGATAAGAAGCCTTATCAACGATTGGGTTACGAACAGTTGTTGAGATATAAGGTGCTGTTGCAGCCTTAACTTCAACCTTTGCAGCCTCTACCGTTTCTGCGGCAGGAGCAACTTCTGGAACGGTAGTGTCTGACACTTGTTCTCCTTCTGTAGTTGATTGTGTTTCTTCCTGAGGTGTCTCAGAAATTTCTGTATCTTCAGCCGCTACTTTCTCGACCTCTGCTCCGGGTATAGCTCCGTCTGTGACCAAGCTGACCTCGATGAGGTTAGATGCGCTGATAGCCATTACGCCATCCTCGTTATCCCACTCTGCAACATCTACACCAACGCTGAAATCTGAGCGAAGGCCAGTTGCAGCTTCTTCGAGTGCATCGTTACCGGCTGTTGTCTTTGCGATCTTAAATTCTGCTGTGATGCCTGTTGCATCTGCCTCGAATGAAACCATCTTGCCTAGTGGGCGAGTTACATCGTGCTGTAAAACTAGCTTGATGTTTTTAGCCATGGTGATGGAATCTTCTTTGAACATAGTGCGGCCTGCTGAGGTGCTACCTTCAGCGTTCCATGAAACGATGCGGCCTGCAATAATGCGAGACTCTGCATCCGCCGCTGTAATGGCGTATGGCATGGTTATCTTCATGAGTTCTCCTTGTTATCGATTAAATCTTCTTCTTCTTGAATCTGCTCGACGCTCATAGCACCGATGCGATTAAGAATCTCGTATACCTGGGCGCGAGCCAAGGCATCTGATCGTAGGAACTCGTCTAGGCTGAAACGAATAACTCCAGTTGACGGGCAAAAGTCCGGCATAGATAGGCGCTGTTCAATAGCTGCAAGGATTGGCTTCATTGAGAAGTCGATAAGTGAACGGCGCTCTGATACTGCATTGGAATAAGTCATACTTGTAGTTTCAGCACTTACGAAATATGCCGGTAAATTGCAAGCCCTGGCCAGTTCTAAACTGACATACATCCTGGCTTCATTTAGTTGAAGTTTGGCAGGATCAATGCCAAGGGCTTGCAACTCTACATCTGCATTTAGGAACGCAGTTGACTTTGTAAGGCGAGCAGTTCTCCATGACTCGAGAAGCTTTGAGATTCGCTCTGCTGGAAGATTAGTGCCGTTAGACTTTAGAACTTGAAGCGGTACTGGCTCTTTAGCGAAAGTTTCGGCGGCCTGTTCTAGGGCGTGGGCTGCTCGGATAGTGCGCCCAGCGCGATTCAACACGCCTTCATCAAGTCCGTAAAATACAACAAGTGAACCGACTCCTTGATTAGGAACTATTGAGCCGTCTACTTGATAGCCAACGATTTCTGTTTGATTGTTATTAAGTTTAGTTGTTACACGATCTGGTGCTACGCGAGTCCATGCGCGTACACGACCTGTATCTCCGTACTGCTCCATGACTTGTCCATAGCCAACGCCATGAAATAGTAAATCCTCTGCGAGCCATGCGTAAATTGCTGAACCGGGAACGCGTGGGTCTGGCTGGTTAATTACTTGAGGTGTTCCCATGTGTGATCCATCGAGCTTTGAATACTGCTCGAGTGGAAGAGCTGCAAGAGTAGAACAGATGATGTTACGGGCTCTTGCGATAGTTGGAACTGCCATTGCCTGTTGGCGAGAAGCTACTGACTGGGTAAATACGAAAGGATTAAATGAAGCCGTGTTATTAAACGGCGCAGGGGTAGAAGCGGCGTCGACTGTAACCTCGACTGCTGGCTTTGATGATGTAAAGATGTCCCGGATTCCCATTGGACATATTATACGCTATTGTCAAGACATTACCCTATCTGAATGTCTACTTCAGATTCGGCGCGTGTCGCAAAGTGTGTAACCATTGCCGAGGCAACTGCACCGCAAACAATTCCAGAAGCTTTGCGCCCCATGACCCAACCACCATCGCCTCGAGTTAATTTAACGGCGCTGAGAACTTGCTTGGTCAATTCCTCGGCATCAGAATGAGCAAGGCGCATAGAAGAAACCGCTGAGACGAATTCATCGCAGGATTGTTGATATTCCTGGACTGTGATCTCATGGATAGGAATTCCGGCTGGTGCTAATCGAGCTGCAACCGCTGAGGCTGTCGATTTGCTATAAGCCACGGCATTAACCGGGAACTTACGCACCCAGTAAGCAATATCGTTAGCCATCTCTTTGTCATCAAGGTTAACCGGGTTAAACCAAGTATGGAGAAGAACCACCATGAACCTATCGCCGGAAATTCTCTGGCCTGCAACGAGACTGCCGTGTTTCCTGTCCGGGCTAAGATCAATAGCCATCCAAGTATCAACTTCGACATCGAGCTGAGGCAGGTCATCGACCTTGCACTTCTTCCATTCGGCTTCTGAGATGACTGGATTAATCATGCTTACGAATTGGCAAAGAATTTCGGTTCTGAAGATATCTTCACGATCTGAAAGGCTGTCCTTGATATTATCTTCATGGACTGTATGGCCAAGGCTCGGGTTAGATTGATACCAGGCTTCTTTATCAGTTATCTCAGCTCCGGGTTCAGCACTCCACTCGAACCAGCCAATAGAATCATCTGCGCCTTCACTAGCTGCGAGTCCGCGCTCTCTAAACTTATGCAGTAGAACCGAATTGGCATGGCCAGCGTTGGAATAGACATAGGCCTGCGGGTTAGGATTACTCATCTGGGTAAATCGCATCGACGACCAGACATCCTCGGTATCGAATTCTCGTAACTCGTCAATGTGGATTACATCCGGTGCGGCAATACCTCGAGCAGCTGAATTACCGGCTCTGATTAAATAGCGAGCCTTATTCTTAAATCGAATCTCCTGCGATCCTTTGGATTCATACTTCTTGGCAAAGTTATCCAGGAGTAATTGAGAGCTTTCAATAATCTCTGACACCTTGAAGAAGATTTCAGATGAAGTAGTTAGTTTATGAGCTGTAGCCAGGTGCATCTTTTCGCCCAGGACATAGATGCCGAATAAGATTCGAAGCGCCATAAAGGTCGACTTGCCCTGTTGCCTGGGAAGCATGATTCCTATAAGCGGATGAGCCCAACGCCCATCAGCCTTGTAGCGTAAACATTCTCGAGCCAAGTCTGCCTGCCAAGGTAGCAATGGGAATCCGATATCAATGCAGAACTGAATCATCTCATCGCCTCGAGTAGGTAAATTTAATGGCTTAGATCGTATTCTAGGCGTTTGTGAGCCATACCGTACTTCTGTTACCCCTACCTCAGCCGATTGCAGCCCGATAGAGACGATTTCAGCCGTCATGACTAGTTCTCATCCGATTCAAGCCGATAATGACTTGTTGAGGCGTTTTCGGGGTAAAAAGAAACAGA